CCAAGAAGCAATGCAAAAAATAACACCTAAACAGGTGTTAGAAACACTAACGATTTAAATACTATTATGGTTACAATTACAACAACCAGCGTAAAAAGTCTAATACCAAAACGAGTGGGAGGAAAAGTTATGGCTACACGAGGTGGTAGAAAGAAAAAACAAGAAGATAAAAAAATGTCTAGATCTAGCATGAGAACTAGAACAACCACAAGAGGTGGTAGAAAACGTCGCAAATAGGCACGATTTTCTTTTAAAACAATAAATAATACATTACTCCAAGCGAGGAGGGGTAGAACTCAACCAATATAAAGAGGAACCAAAATGAATGACACAGAACAAGTGGTAAAAACAGAGGAAACTGCACCGCAACAACAAGTTGAAAAGCAGGCTGATACACAAGAGCAAACACAATCTTTCTCACAGGATGATTTGAATAGAATTGTCGCAGAAAGAGTGGCACGTGAAAAAGCCAAGTTTGAAAAGAAATTTGAAAACGTGGATGTTGATCATTACAAGACGTTAATAGAGGCTGAAGAGCAACGCAAAGTCCAAGAGTTGGAAAAGCGTGGCCAGTATGAACAACTCTTAAAAGAGCAGGCTGAAAAGTTTAACTCTAAGATTCAAACATACGAGCAAGAACTGCATTCTATTAAAGTAGATGGCACTTTGCTAAATGAAGCAAGTTCCAACAAAGCAATTAATCCTCAACAGGTAGTTGCATTGTTAAAAGGACATGTTCGTTTAAACGAAGCGGGTGGCGTTGATGTTATTGATCAAACAGGCAAAGTTAGATATGATGATAATGGAAATCCATTAAAAGTATCTGATCTTGTTAAAGGCTTTTTACAAGAAAACCCACACTTTAAGGCTCCAACACCAAGAGGTAGCGGAACTGGAAGTGCTCAGGGAGAACAAGGCTCTTTGGTTGAAACTGATATATCTAAACTGGATATGAATAACCCTAGGCATAGACAGCAATATGCTGAAATGATGCGTAACAAAGGTGTTAAACTATAAGTTTAGATAAAATTTAACTTAATAGGAGAAAGCAAATGGCTTTAGAAACTACAAGTTCAACTACTAGCACACTATATGCAAATATGGTTCAAGCGGCTCAGTATGTTATGAATGAAAGAGCAGTTATTCGTCCACTAGTTCGCAACGTAAACATGGTTGGAACTCCAGGCTTAACTGCACAAATCCCAGTGTTCCCAACTATCGCGTCAACAGGCGTGGCAGATGGAACAGCACTATCAAACACAGAATACACTACTCTAAGCAAGGAAATTTCTTGTTCAGAAGCGGGTGTAATGGTTACACTAACTGACCTAGCAAGAGAAGCGGCTACAGAAGATTTAGCGGCGGCTCTAGGTAAGCAAATGGGTAACTCATTAGCAGAAAAGATTGACACAGATCTTGCTAATTTATTCTCAACTTTTGCAGACCAAATTGGTGGATCAGGCACAGAATTAACTGCTGACCTAATTTTCCAAGCGGCTTCAATTTTGAGATCAAACAAAGCGGCTGGACCATACTACGGTGTGTTCCATCCTAAGCAAATCTTCAACTTGAAGAAACAATTAACAAACGCTGGTGCTAACGTTATTAACCACAACATTAGTGATTTGGGTAATGCGGCACTTAGAGAAGGTGTAATCGCAAATTTGGCTGGAGTAACCATCATAGAAAGCACGGTTGTTGCAGAGAATGATTCAGCAGGTAACCAAGTTGGTGGTATCTTCAACGAAGACGCACTTGCATACGTTTTAAAACGTGACATCAGAGTTGAGAACTTAAGAGTTCCTTCAGTTCGTGGTGAAGAGTGGGTTGCATCAGTTGCTTACGGAGTTGGAGGAGTGATGGACGGAAATTCATCTCGCCCAGGCTACGGCGTTGGAATCACCGTGGATGCTAATTATTAGTATCACTAAGTGATAACCTTTTATAGGTAGCAATGGAGAGGGCGGCTTTATGTCGCCCTTTCTTTTTATATGTGCTTCCAATAAACTCTTTTTTTGATGTTTAAAACAGAAGTTTTATGAATGCCATAATCTTTAGCAATTTTACCACTGCTTCTAGTATCTGCTCTAATAGCCAATACCTGCTGTTCTGTTAATTTGCTTGTAGCAATTTGTGTGCCTTTTAATTGTCTATCAGCATCTACATCATCCTGACTATTATCTGCATGGGTTCCAATTGCCAAATGCTCTGGATTTACACAGGTTTTATTATGGCATAAATGCCGCACTACTAAACCCTTAGGAATAGGTCCATAATGCTGTTCATAGGTCCAACGATGTGCACCTTTCCAATTATTACGTTCCTTGCACCATTTAACACCATAGCCGTTTGTTTTATCTATAGTGCCAGTCCATTCAATACATTTACTCATATTACATATTATAAGGTCTTTTTAACAACAAGTCAACCCTTTTGTATAAATATTAATAGCAACGGGAAGGACCTGTGCTACATTAATAATTGAAAAAGGAGACGGACTCCAATTATGGCTATAACTCTATGCACAATATCAGATATTCAACAATATGAACCTGATATTACAGACTACGGACTACCAAACTTTGAAAACGAAATTACACGAGCAAATGCTGATGTTGTAAGAGATCTTCGTATCAAATGGTGGCCAACACAACAAATAGGCCTATACGATATTAACTATCTAGGCGCTAACTCAATTGAAATGAATGAAGACTTGCTAACAACAAGTCAATTTACTACTGCCGCGGTTTACCAAGCACTAGGTTTTCACATCCTTCCCAAACTATCAAAATTTGAAGTAGACGGCGACGTCTTTCAAAATAAGATGGAGTATTATAGAAAAGAATACGAAAGAGAATTTGATTTAATTTTAAGGGATGGTGTAGAATACGATTTGGATTCCTCTGGCACGGTTGAAGACAGAGAAAAAGAACCACAACATTATCTACGCCTTAAAAGGTAGGGATAATGAGCACACGCGAAACTGCAATTACAAATATCATTGATATTTTGAAGGACATGAGTCCTCCAAGACCTGCCTTTGTCACACGCGAACCTTTTGATTTAGAAAAACTTTCAATGAGACAATTTCCTGCACTTCTTGTTACCACAGGCAATGAAACAAGAGATGACATAGCATTTGGCGGTAAACGTTTAGGTGTTATTACAATTAACATAACAGGATTTGTTCGTTCAGATGGTAGAGAAGGCATTGCCATGAGTGTTGATGAAAAAAGAAATAACCTCATTGAACGTATTGAAGAAGCATTGAACAATGCAAGAAACAGAGAAATAACAGGTCAAGCGGTAACCACCCATGTAAGAGAAATTATTGTGGAAAATAGAATTCCACCATTGGGTGAATTTAGCATGAATGTTGAAGTAAAATATGTCTTCGCAAAAGGAGAAGTATAATGAGCATTAAGGTTTATAAAGATGGTGCTGTTGAATGGATTGATGATTCAGCACTAAACAAGTTTTTAGCAAATGGTTGGTCAACAGGCACACCAAGCGTTAAAAAATCTGTCAAGGCTAAAGTATCAGCCAAAGCAGAGGTAGTAAAAAAAGAAGATACTGAAGAATTCACTACGGAACAGAGCGGAGACGCAGTGGATAACGAGAATTATTTCCGCAATAACTTAACAGAGGAGAATAGCGATGGCTAATTTAACTGGCGAACAAGGCGCGGTCTATTTTGGAACTGACTCTGCGGGAGAAACTTCTGTAGCATCCGTTCGTTCATGGACCTTAGATCACACTAAGGACACCGTTGAAAATACTTCATTTTCATCAGGCGGTGCAAGAACTTACTTAAATGGTTTACACCAATTTTCAGGTTCTTTAGAATGCGTATTTGATACAACTGAATTTTCATCACACAGAAACTTATTTGACCCTTCATATGACAATGATGTATTCATTGAATTATGGACATCAACAGATTCAGGAAATGAAAAATACACAGGTAAAGTTCTTATTACATCAGTATCAAGAACTGCATCATACGATGATCTAATCACGGTTACGGTTGCATTCCAAAGCACAGGTGCTTTGGGTCATGAAGTAACTGCGTAATTAGGAAACAAATGCTGAAGATACAAATTAGTGGTATCCAGCAGGCAATGGCTGGTCTAGAAAGAGAATTAGATCAATTTGTTGCCAGGGTGGCCAATGAAACAAAATCAGTTGCTGTTAGTTTAACACCAATTGATAAAGGTCGTGCAAGGCGCGGGTGGAGAACTGAAAAACGTTCTCATGGTTACAGCGTTGTAAACCGCGTGCCCTATATTGACGAACTTGAAAAAGGTCACTCAAAACAAGCACCTAACGGTATAATAGGGCCTACCATTAGGGAGATTAATAGGAGAAATATACAATGAATCCATTGTTAGAAAACGCAAAAGGTCACTTCAAGGAAAAACTTGGTGGTGAATTAAGAAAGATGACCATTAATGAATGGAAAATGGACATCTATTACAAACCTGCACATAGTTTTGCAACTGAATCAAAAATCATTCAATTGCAACAGCAGGGCAAGACCGTAGAAGCACTTGTAGAATCAATCATTCTCAAGTCATTAAATCCTGAAGGCAAGAAATTGTTTTCACAAGCGGACAAAATGACACTTATGAATGAAGTTGATCCTGCTGTTCTTTTACGCATAGCAACTGAGTTAAATTCTGCAACTTCTGAATACGAGGACGTAGAAAAAAACTAAAAGAGGACACTGAACTGCTACTGCTTTGCAAAATTGGCGAAACGGTTGGCAAGAGTTTAGAAGAGGTTGCTCAACTCAGTGTCCTGGAAATACAGATGTGGACTGCATATTTTAATTTGCAGGCACAAGAACAAAAGAGGAGCATGACGAGTGGCACAAAACATAGAAATCCGCCTCGTAGATAGGGTAAGTGCTGGATTAGGTAAGATACAAGGAAGATTAAAATCCCTTAATGGTGGCCTATTGGGTATCAACAGGGTTGCGGCCGCGGCTTCTGCCGCTTTGGCAACCATTGGTGGTGGAAATTTAATTAGAGGTATTGTTAATACCACAGCACGTTATGAGGATTTAAGAACAACACTTAAATCAGTCACAGGTAGTGCCCAAGCAGGTGCTCAGGCTTTTGACTATGTTGCTAAATTTGCAACCAAAACACAATTTGGTGTTGAAGAACTTGCTACCACTTATACAAAACTTGTATCCAATGGTCTAGAACCCAGTGAAGAATTATTAACAACATTCACTGATGCGGCCGCTGTCACAACTGACCAAATAGGTTCCTTAACGGCAATTACAGATTTATACACAAGAAGTTTACAATCACAAACCGTTGAACTTATGAACCTTGATAGGTTGGCTGATAGAGGTCTACCTGTTTATGATATCCTAAAAGAAAAATTAGGAGTATCACGTGCTGAGATTAGTAATTTCAGTAAGGAAGCAGGAAACACTGAAAAGATAATTCAAGCACTTGGTGATGGTATCAATGAACGTTTTGGTGGTGCAACAGCGGCAAGGATTGAAAACCTTTCAACCAAAATGTCCAACTTGTCCATTGCATTTAAAAATGCACAGGATAAAATTGGTCAAGGAGGATTTGGTAAGGTCTTTGGTGATTTCATACAAAAAATTACGGATGCAATTGAAAACAATGATGATTTAATTCATAGCATTGGAACCAATCTTACAAAAGCATTTTTATATGCGATTGATATTGGTAAATTCTTAATTGCTAATATTGAATTAATTGGTCAAGCATTTATATTGCTTCTTAAAATCAAGGTTGTTCTATGGGTAGGAAATATAGCGATAGCCATTGCTAGGGTATTGCTTCCTGCGTTGGCTACTTTTGCTACATTTATCTATTCTACCATTATTCCAGCATTAAACAAACTAGGGTTGGCTATGCTAAACTTTATACCAGGAGGTATAATTGTTAGAGGTGTGGTCGCGGGTGTTGCCGCAATAGCAACAGCATTTGGTTTATTAAAAGGTGGAGAAGCCGCGGTTGATTCAATTAAAGATAAGTTTGGTGATCTAGAAAAAACACTTAAAACACTTGGTGTTGAAGGCTATGATGAATTATTAAAAGATATGAGGGAATCATCCAAACAAGCAGAAGAGTTAGCGGAGAAGGCTAAAAAAGCGGTTGGACCAACAGGCGAGGTTGCAAGTAATACAAACAAAACAAAAGAGAATTTAGATAAAGCAAGTAATACCTATAATGATATTATTGCAAAATTAAACAAAGAACTTACCTTAACTGGAAAAACTAAAACAGAAACAAAAATCTTAGCGGATTTAGAAAAGATTAGAGAATCACAACAAGGTAAATTGCTTGAAGGTCAAGAAAAACAACTTCGCAATCTTCATGAACAAATTGCATTAGAAGAAAAACGTAAAGAAGCGGAAGCGGCACTTCCAGGACTTATTTCAGAAACAGGTGGTGCATTTGGTGCGGGTAGTGCTGAAGAAGTAGCAATGCAAGAAAAGATTGATCATCTTGAAGTGCTAAGAAAAACAGATGCGGTCAACGAAGAAAGATATCAAAAATTAAAAAATGCTATCATTAAAAAATATGAAATGGATAGAACCAAGTTCCAACAAGAACAGGTTAATGAACAATTTGAATTAATCAAGTCAGGTAGAATGGCAGAACTTGATCTTGAAAATTTAACTGCAGACCAAATTAAAGATCTTACAATTAAATCAGGTAGAGAATTATTAAGTGAAATGGCCAAACATAACAAGGCCGCTTTCATGTTAAACAAAGCACTTGCTATTAAAGATGCTATTATCAGCACATCACAAGGTATTGTAAAAGCACTAGCATTAGGTCCAATTGGTATTCCATTAGCGGCAATAATTGGTGCTATGGGTGCTGTTCAAATTGCCACAATCGCACAACAACAATACACTGGTAGAGCAAGAGGTGGTAATGTTGATAAGAATACGCCATACATGATTGGAGAGCGTGGACCTGAAATGTTTGTTCCGCAACAGAGAGGCACAATTATAAGTGCTGAAAGTATGCGTAACATGAGCAGAGGCGGAGATGTTTCACCAGTCAATGTTACATTCCAAATTCAAGCAAATGACACAACAGGTTTTGATGATTTGATTACATCAAGACGTGGTTTAATTATTAATTTAATCAACACCGCTTTGAACGAGCGTGGTAAAGAGGGGATAACAACGTAATGGCCAACCTAGGAAACTATCCATCAACACCAGCATTTAGTGGTGTTAATTATAAGATAGAAACTACAACACAACAAACAACAAGTCTAAGTCAAAAGA